CCCACCTTTCCTTGGTTTATTATTAACAATTAGGCTTCTTTAATGCCCACTGCTGCTTCTGGTCTTAGAACGCCATGACCCATTGCGTATTTCGCAACCATCAATGTACCTTGACGTCTAATGTCGTATTCCATTTCGGAAGACAAGTCCATTAGCTTAACAGTACCTGCTGCACTAGGATGACAGACAAGTGCCACATAGTTAGCAAGGTTTACTTGTTGTGGATTAGAACCACCTTGAGTAGCAGAACCGCCCGGAACGCCTGTATTAGACGAAAGGTCAGCAGCAATATCACCAAAGTGAGCAGTTGGAATTAATTCAATTCCTGCTACCTTTAGGATTTTACCATCAGCTACACCACCGTTAGCACCACCAGAGAAATCTACGTTGACTGCATTAGTTGCATTAGCCATTTTGTAGTATTCTTCTAGTCTGATGAAAGCTTTTCGTCCTTCTTTAGGAACATAGTTTTCATCAAGTTGCTTCGCTGCATCAAACAATGAATCAATCATTGCATTGGCCGCTGTCGCTGCTGTACCAGATGCGATACCAGTGTTCGTTAGAACTGTACCAGACGCATAGCTAGTGTCAGCTACGTTGGCCGCACCTTGAGCTGCTTGACCGATAGTTTGCAAGATGTGCTTATCCTTTTGGAAAGCCAATGCTCTACCGATTTCAGTCGAATACGCAGAACGTACATCCCAGTGATTCTTAGCTTCTTCCAAATTTGATAGGAATACGCTAGATACTAGCAAGTCGTTAATTGTAATCGTCTTCTCGTTATGGTTTACATCACTACCTGTAATTTCAGTTCCAGGAGTATGGTAGGCCGCATCGATTCTGCCCATTACTGGGAAAGTCGCTGACTTACCATTAGCGATAGAACGAACCATTTCCGCTCCCGCTGTTACTGTAGCTTGTTCAAACGATGTAAGAACTTCACCACTAAAGATTTTAAGAAACAGGGCATCTTCTGAACCTGCTGCGTTGACTCGACCAACGCTTACTGGGGCTGCATTTGCCATAGTATATTCTCCTTCTTGAGATTGTTAGATTTAAGTTTATTTAGAGACTTAACGCCTTCACTTAATTCCAGATTGTCTCCCTCAAGAGGTCTTTCTTTGTCGTTCTGGCAGTTGCCACACATAAGTGTCGCACAACTAAAGTTGGCTATTACTTATCTTGTTCTGGACATCATTTCTAAAAGCTTCATCAGATTGATATCTAGGGTCTTTCATAGCCGTAGTCACTTCAGCCCAAGAACGGTATCCACCTTTGGCTTCACCCGCTGAACGTCCTCTAACTAGATTCGGTTCAATACCTTCGGCTGCTGAGTATCGTGCCTGTAATCCCATGACAGCAAGTTTAGTTTGCTCAATGTCACGACCATTGACAGTCACATTGTATGCATCAATTTCTTGTGCATTCAAATTTTGTTTAGCCCATTGCATCATGTCAGTGTAGTTATCATTACCACCCACCAAGCCTTTGATTTCTCCTGCTCGTTGGTTAGCCAATGCTTGCTGACCGTTAATAAAAGCATCAACATAATCTTTAGTGATGCCCGCCTTCTCCAGTGCTTCGTATGATTTCTCGTCAAGTTGACCATTAGAATCATATTCTTGCTGAAGATTCTCCATAGATAAACCTGCGGATTCGACAGCTTCTTCCGCTTTATCTATATTAAGGTTTTCTTCTTTAGCAGTGTCGGAACTTTCTGGAGTTTCCGCAGGTTTACCTAGTTTGCCTTCCAATTCACCGTAGGCTTTCGCCATATCTTCTGGTGAGGAAAACTTTTCTGGCAACCAATCTGGTCTTGAAGGTTGTTCTGTAACTTCTTCTGGCTTTTCAGAAGCAGTAACACCTTCATTGATTGTAGTTGTTTCTACCATTTGTGTTTCCTTATTGTGGTTTAGTTAAATTGTTCGCCACTTGAGGTGCAACAGACTGGGCAGTTTGCTCCATCATTTGTTGTTGTTGCATCTCTTGTGCCTGTTGTTGTTCAGCCTGTAATTCCTCTTGAGACTTAATTAAGCCTTCAGTATCTATTCCATGACTGTTCGCCATACGTTGGATTAAATCTCCAATGTTTAGCATTGACACGGCTTGCGGATTAATCTGGGCAAGCTGTGCAATTTCTGCGGTGAACTCCCTAAGTTTCTCTAGGTCATTCCCTCTACCAAGTGCTTCAACACCTGTAATGATAGTGGGCTTCACAGTGCCTTTTGGTAAGTTAGGTATCTCACCCTTCTTACTCATTCGTTGCATAAGCAATCTTACAATAGGCAATTGTAATTCTTGTGACAATAAACTGTACACACCACCAAGGGCAGTCTCTAGTTCATTTGCCATGTATCTGATTTCAGTGCTTGTCACTCTTTCCGCATCACGTTGTACGGCTGCATTCAGTAAGAACGCAAAGGACAAACGCTGTTCAAATTTTCCAATAGCTGACTCTACTACACCTAAGTCATAATGCTTTTGTGCTTGTAGTACATCAACATCACCTGCTTGGCCTGTAATGATATCACCATTACGAGTCATCGCTAGGTCACGTTTCTTTGTGCTTGAATTTGGTTTAACTAGGAACACGACTTTAGAACTGGCCGCAGCTCCTTCTACTAGACTTCTTGACAATCCTTCTAAAGATTTTAAATCGCCAATATATTGCTCGACATATGACCTGCCGTAATCCTCATTGTCTACGGATATCATTCTCAACGGCAAGAATGGAAAGTTCTCTTCGGTAAACTTACCAATGCTTGACGGGATTTTGACACCGTGTAATTCTTGACAAACATAAAAACCATTATCTGGTAATTTATAAATGTGTGTGTATACATCACACTCATCTGTAGATTTAATATCTTCAGAAGACATATGTGCATACGCAATTTCTTGTGCTTCATCTGGCAATGCTTTTATAGAAATGTTTTCTTTAACAACAATTTCCAGGATTGAGCCACCGTCATCACGTTTGATAACGTATTGGTCTAGTGGGTATACTTTCATCTTACCTGCTTTAGGCAAATGAAGAAGCACATTACCACCAATAAGCAAATGCTTTAGGGCTTCAAATACAGGTACTCGCATCGCATCTGTTTCAATCCTACCCATAACTTCACGTTCAATTTTACTTAGGACTTTTTCAATCTGCGTCTTTACTTCGGGATTGTTTTCAGCTTCGGCTTTAGCTTTGCCATCGACTGCTAGTCTAAAGAATGGTTGGTTTGGGGGAAAGAGTAATAGTAAAAGTTTACTGGCAAGGTTGTTAACACCTCGACTGCCTACACTTTGGTAAGGCGTATATAAATCACTTGTTGCTTCAAAGCCACTAGCTACTATTACATGGGGGATGGTTAGTTCGGAACAGTCTCTACCTCTATCAAGATAATGCTCACGGTACTGAGCCATAGTCTCATATCGTCCTTCGGCACTATCATTTATAGCGGTATTTGAATATTCCATTTATGAACCTTAAACAGTTGGGATAGATACGTTGCTTACGCCAGTGCCAGATGTATTGACATCAGTCTGTAGCATATTTGTACCTGTCTTTTTCTTTTTCTTTGCAGCCACTTCCGCTGTATCCTCACCCGCAATTTCCAATTCTGGTGCTTGCTCATCTGGTGACTGAACACTAGATACTGGTGGTGGTGCTACAGGTTGTGGTGCAGGACTTCTTCCGCCTAGACACATATTGCTTCTCCTTCTATTTGTAATTGTTAATATTCTATTTACCATTAGTAAATATTTACGTTATTCGTCTTGTTGTAATTATCATCAACAATACTTAGCCCACTAGATTGGACGATAGTTCCGCCCCCGCTAGGGCTATCATTACCAGAATCATTATTGTTCTGATTAGATACCACTGGTTTGGGTTCTGGTTTAGGGTCATAGATATTGCCGTTATAATATTGTGAGGAATCATACTGACGATGAGTTGGTGGTGGTGAACTTCTTCCGCCCATGCACATAATCAACTCCTTTTGTTTAGTATGTTTTCGTCACCTCTAGCTTTCAAAAGTAATAGAAAATCAACAACACTTCGTTGTCCTGCTTTGAACCATACTTCTCTATCAGAATCTTTTAGACTCGCAGGTTCACTTGGATACACTTCGTTTAGTTTTTCTAGTAACTCTTCTACAGTTATTGGTAATTCATCCATTTTAATTCTTTCTAATAAGGGAAGTAATAAGGCTCTCTACCAGAGAGAGCCAGTTGTTGAACCCTTGCTGTATTCAGTAGCACGGTTCTCAAAGAAGTTTGTATGTTCAACTCCATTCAAGACCCAATCCAACCACGGCAATGGGTTATCTTTAATTTCATAGTTAGGCTTGAGGCCAAGCTGTAACAATCTCCTGTCAGCAATGTGACGAATGTACATCTTAACTTCATCGGCAGACAAACCTTGTATACCGCCTTGCTCAAAAGCGAGGTCAATAAATTTATCTTCCAAGTCAACCATGTCTCTACAGATTTGATAAAGGGTAGCTTTAAAATCATCTGTCCATATGTGCTTGTTTTCATCAACAAGAGTATGGAAAAGCTTAATCATGTTTTCTACATGGTGGCTTTCATCTCGTATTGACCAAGTAACAATCTGGCACATACCTTTCATTTTACCAAACCTTTGGAAGTTCAACAACATAATGAAAGAGGCAAACAATTGTAGCCCCTCACCAAATGCTGAGAACACTGCCAAGTCTCTGGCTTTAGACTCAATACTATCACCACGTTCTTCAAACAAATAATTATGTTTGTCAGCCATTGCTTGGTAATCCTGGAATGCTTGGTATTCTGAATCGGGCAAACCAATTGTATCGTTAAGCAATGAATAAGAATGTGCATGGTTAGCTTCACTGGCTGCAAAAGCAGACAACATCATCCTTACTTCGGGTGGCTTAAACATTGGAATGTATTTATCTAGATATGCTTGAGCAATATCCACATCACCTTGCGTAAAGAATTTTAGAATCTGTGTTACCAAATTCTTTTCTTCATTAGTTAGGCGTGAGTTCCAATCTTTAACATCTTCCATCATCGGCACTTCACTAGGTAGCCAATGCATTTTCTGTTGAGTATCGTAAGCTTCAAAAGCCCACGGATATTCAAAAGGTTTATAGTGAGTTCGTTCTTTTTGTAGTGGCATTTGTTTTATCCTTCACACATTATACAGTCTGACTCTCCAACGTAGTCATCCCGCTTTTTACGTTCTATCTTATTTGATATTATTTCTGCTCTTCGTATTGCTTCAGAGCGACAGTAGTAAAGCGTCTTAACTTTCTTTCTCCACGCTTTCATATGTAGTTCATGCAGTTCACGAATGTCCACATCCGCAGGTACAAAGATGTTTAAACTTTGACTCTGACAAATGTAAGGTTGTCGTTGAGCTGCTTTTTCTACTAGCCAGTTCTGGTCTATCTCAATGGCAGTAGAGAACACTTCTTTATCCCAATCATCTAGTTCTTCTAGGTGCAGTACAGAGCCACGCTTGGCAATGATACTTGTCCATACCTTATCAGTGTCCAAACCTAATTCCGCTAATCGCTTTTGCAGAAATTTATTTTTCATCAAAAATGAACCGCTCATAGTTTTATGAACATAGGCATTTGCCCTATAAGGTTCTATCGATGGGCTTGTACCACCACAGATAATTGAACTGGTAGCATTGGGAGCAACAGCAATGACATTGGCAAACCGTAGTCCAGTGCCAACCATGTCTGGTGCTTCACCTCGTTCCTTACCTAGAGCAACATTAGTTTCCATTGCTTGTGTATGGATGTGCCTAAAGATAACATTATTTCTAGACGCACCTAATGCACTAGCAAAAGGAATGTTCTTTGATTGTAGATATGAATGATAACCCATAGCCCCTAGACCAATACTACGTTCACGCATTGCGGAATACTTTGCTTTGGCTAGAGAGTCTGGAGCGTTATCAATAAAGAACTGCAACACGTTATCTAAAAATCTAATGACATCGGGAATAAACATTTTGTCTTTTTCCCAATCATCAAACTTCTCAATGTTTAGAGAAGATAGACAACAAACCGCAGTCCTGTCTTCGCTTGTTGGCAAAGTTATTTCAGTACAAAGATTTGATTGATGTACTTTTAAACCCAGAGTTCTTTGACTCTGTGGTAAGCCTTCGTTAACCGTGTCTGAAAAGAAGATATACGGTTCGCCTGTTGCCACCCTTGTTTCCAAAATCTTTTGCCATAGCTGTCTTGCGGAGACAGTAGAAACAACAGCCCCACTATGAGGGTCAACAAGTTCCCAACTATCATCTGCGTTCCTATCATTAGAACACTTATCAATGATGTGCATAAACTCATCAGTAATATTAATGCCGTGATGAAGATTGAGACACTTTCTGTGAATATCACCACCACTGGGTTTACGAATTTCCAGAAACTCTTCAACTTCTGGATGGCTAATGTCTTGATATACTGCATAACTTCC